TGTTGGGGTCCGCTATCGAGATTCTCTCGGGAATCTTGTTTTGGATTCTTCCACCCTGAGGAAGGTTTTACCGGAGGTCTGCACGTGGTGATTAGACATCGAGAGCGCGACATGACGGAGGAATCGTTTGGGTCTTACCTAGACCTAACCGACACTCCTCCCCGTGTTATTGCTCTTGAAAGTCGTCGCAACGGGCGGATAGAGGTATGTAATGATGTTGTGGGCAACCGAGAGGATGTAAATCCTTTCGATATGTCTACAAAAGTTCAGGAATACCCCTGTCTCAACGGCATCCTGGTTGCTTGGTGGGACCCTGCACAACGCTTACGCGAAATGCGGGATTTTCCCATTGGGCTACGACCAGGACCTGTTGATCCACGTAATCAGTACCCAGAGTTCAGCAATGCCGAACTTAACGAGTACGCGTGGAGGATACTCGCCGAAACAAATCCCAGCAACGCACATGTAAATGTGCCAGCTGCGATAGGCGAGTTGAAGGACCTCGTGCCGTTGATCAAGACTCGCGGAAAGGAGCTTTTCGATTGGTTGAGAACCGGTCGGAAAGATCCAGTGTACGCGAAGCGCCTCCTAACCCAGGTCATCCGCAAGGGTGGTCATCAGAGCGATCTGATAGGAAGCGTGGCTGACATGCTCCGCTACTTAGCAAGTTTTAACTTGCTATACGAGTGGTGCATAAAGCCCATGATCGATGACCTCAACAAGATGAGACAGTTTATGGAGGCGTCTAATAAACGCTTCTTTGAGCTGAATCGGCTTGCTGAGGGTAAAACTTTGAGGAGAAGGTGTCACCTCGGAAGGGAAACCGCTAAGTACCCAAGGGAGAGCAGATTTCTGCACTCCAATGGTTACGGCATCAACGGCTGGCAACAACTAACCTACACTTCTGAAGTGTGGGGCACCGCGCAGTACAAGTTACTGCCGGAGTCGAAGCTACCCCAAATGGCTCCTGGCGAACTTGAAAAGTTCGCTAGACAGCTAACTGGAGGCTTCACTAGTTGGGGCGCTGTTGATACGGCCTGGCAATTAATGCCTTGGTCGTGGATGGCGGATTGGATGAGTAATTGCGACGATATTCTCGCCGCAACGAACAATTCAATTCCCCTTTCGTGGTCCAAGTTGTCCCTCATGCGTCGAACAAAATCAGTTCGTTCGTACGAGATCGACTACGCAACCTCCGATTCATGGTGCTCCATCACTGGAGCTTACTATGAATCCTGGGAGCGTAAGGAAAGATGGAAAGTCTTTCCTTTGATACCAATTCCTCTCCCTCACCTGACGGTGTTAAGTCACCGTCAGTTTGCGATTCTGGCGTCCCTCGCAGTCCTTCGGACGTGAGAACGTCAGTTGGAGTGCTACGGCACCAGAAAGGTTCTCCCATGTTCGGAAACACTTTGACTCTGCCTCATCCCGACGGAAACGTCGTGCTGAAGCTGATCAACCAGGACGGATACTCATCTGAGTATCTGTTTAGGGACACCACTCACCAGTATGTCATGCGCATTCGTCATACCAAGACGAAGGCAAACGGCAAACCGAGCAAGGATCGCCACAATGTTGAAATTGTGGAAACGATCTTCGCGGTGGGTGATGTTGCGGAAGTGGAACGAAAGTTCTACTTTGTCATTGAGCAGGCGCCCAATGACCTATCGGTAAAAAACGTAGACGCTGTCGCGGATCTATTGATCGCGACGTCGAATGCGTTCCCGGTAGCCTTACTAGCGTGGGAATCCTAGAATCCAGTCCCACCGTAGAGGTGTTCTCCACTTGTAGTGGAGAGTTGGACTGGACGGAGGTTCTTCGCGACTGGTTGCATCGTGAGTCCGAACAGCATGGGACATTTCGAAGGGTTTAACCTTTGTATGTCTAAATGCCATGTTCGGGAGTTGAGCAGGGTATACGAGTGTCTCTTCGGAGACGCCGCGTATGCCTACCCGACGCTGCAGGTGGAATTCGAGAGAGATCTCGTCCGCTTGCTAGTTCTCGTGGAGCGAAGAGGTCTTCGAGTATTTCTCGAGGACCTCCCAGCTGTTGGTAAGCATCTGGATAGATGCCTAGCCGGCGGCCAGTACAATCTGTCGGGATTACCTCTTACAAAGAGGTTTTCCAACAGGGTAGTGATTCCGAAGTTTCTTCGGGGACTCTACCTACTGGTTTTTCACGAGAATGGTCTTCTGAAGGAGGATTACGATGTCCAGGCGGTCTTCTTCTTACGGCAACTATTGTATGCCGCGAAGAAGGCCACTGTCCAATGTAGTCCCGAGAAAGTCAGCAACGAAGTTGTTGAGTTTTTCGAGATCGATAGTTTGTTGCCCGAACCCGACGGGTTCTGGTCGACAACAGACTTGGCTCCGAGTCCTATTGAGGAGACTTACTGTGGATACAGTAAATCGCCACTTTATGCACCCAGAGTTGAATCTGTGGGTCCGCATAAGCGGTCCCAGCTATCCGTCCTCCTGGCAAAACTTGACTTCGTGTCGAGTTTTGTTACGACCACGCTTGGATCTTACGATCCTCGTGATTGGTCGTTCAGACACGGCCCAGGTGCTGTCTCAGAATCCATTGGCCCTTCCAACAAGTACTGTTGGAAGAGCTGGTCGGATACCCTTGAGACCGAGTTCCCAATCGCCGACTATGGTTTCCATAGTTTTGCGAGCTGGGCAGACAGATGTCAACATTTCAGAACTGATGGTTCACGAGAACCTAGTTCTAGAATGGTGGCTGTACCGAAGTCCTACTCGAAACCGCGGCTTATCGCCGCGGAGCCGGGCGCCAACCAGTTCTGCCAACAAAACTTATGGCATTACTTTGGCGACCGAACGTCAGATTCTTGGCTGGGTGGATTTGTTCGCTTTCGCGATCAGTCTCTCAACCAAAACCTGTGTTCGATTGGGGCCTCCGATGGCACGCTTGCTACAGTCGATCTTTCGGCTGCGAGCGATCGTGTCACCTGTCACTTTGTTGGGCAGCTGTTTCGGAGCAATCCGAGACTGCTGAGAGCCCTTCGAAGTACTCGTACCCGTTTTGTCGAACAGACACTGACACCTCGTGTGCCAAGACTGATCGCGTTGAGAAAGTTCTCAACAATGGGTAACGCCTGCACCTTTCCCGTAGAGTCCCTAGCGTTCCTCAGCGTTGCGATCGCCGCCGTACTTACTGTACGTCGGTTGAAAGCTTCGCCTCAGAATGTGAAGGACCTTATAGGTCAGGTGGCCGTCTTCGGGGATGACATAGTCATCCCTGTTGACAGTCGGGAGCTATTTGTAGATGCCCTTGAGGTGTTTCACTTCAAGGTCAACGCCGGCAAATCTTACTGGACTGGAAAGTTCAGGGAGAGTTGCGGTGTTGATTCCTTTGGTGGAGTCAATGTGACACCAGCCTATTGGAAGACCATCTACGATGGCAAACCTGGAACGCTAGCCAGCGTAGCTGAAGCGAGCAATAACTTCTATAAGAAGTTTTTGTTGCGCACCTCGGCTTATCTGGCGTCGCAACTACCTGAGGATGTTCCTCAAGTAGCCATGCGTTCCGGGGTCTTCGGCCTAAAGGCGCGTTGTAAACCTTTTGTCTCGCACTTAAAAATGCGAGTCAATCTGGATCTGCAACGAGCCGAGTTCCGAGTAATGTCGCTATCAGCGACACAAAACAGAACACCGGTCGGAGACGACTCTGCGATACTTCAGTACTTTACTGAAGCACCAGACCCATTTTCCAAATGGTCATCTGGGATATCGGAGAGGCCGAGGATGCGGATGCGTCCTCGGTGGGTGCCTCAGGCTGATATTCTAGCTCAATGAATATCCCCTGTTGGAGTGATTTCGTGGTCCGTTCCCAAGTATGAGTAATCCGCTGCAGAGATGCAGTGTATAGTCATACCAAGGCGGGCTCCTGAAATCGTGTTGAAGAGCG